AACTTCTCTGATATGTTGGATCAACTAGGATTCGATGTACCTAAGGCTGCTCTACCATTTGGTTGGACAGATACTGATGGATTCTATATTGAATACGATATCATGGAAGTGTGGAATGCAGAAGAACAAATGCATGAGCCACAAATCTATGTTCGCTGGAAGTGCCCACGTAACTTGTACGCTACGACAAACTTCCGGGATCTTATTCCAGGTCGTAAAGAATTGGCTTAATACAGGAGGTATTATAAAATGAAAGCATTGGTCATAGTATTATTAGGTGTTGCAGGTGCAGCTGGCGTCGGTTACGGCGCCTACCGCATTTACAAATGGTGGAAAGAAGAGGAAGAGCTTGAGGCGGACGGGTTATCTTATGACGAACTCGTAGCTGCAGCCGAGGCTAAGCAATTGGAAGAAGAAGCTAAAGAGCGCGAGGCTCGTATGATCGAAAACGAGAAACACCTACGTGAATTAGAAGGTCTTCCAGATGACGGGCTAGATTGGTTCAAGACAGAAGACGGATTTATTCGTCGTACATTGAGCCCATACGAGATCAACTTTGGCCCTGAATACGATCCTCTTACTGAGGAAATTATCCAAGAAATGGATCTTGATGGATTGACAAACGAATACGTTCAGAAATTGGATGTAGACAAGACTCGTTTCTATAATTATCGTGAGGCTGATCGTCCTATCCGCGATATTCTTGAGTCAGTTGAAGACATGGCACGTCAAATTGCCACATTGAAAGGAGCAGATATGGAACACGATCGTCTTATTTACGACAAAAACACATCAGATGCATATGACTACTACAAAGCCCTCGTCCTAGATCGATACGGTATCACAGATAAGAATCTCCGTCGGGATCTTATTGCATTGTTCTCATGGGAATTCCTTCCTAGCAAGACTAAGGTCGGTGACTGGGGACGTCGTGAAGATATTATTGCTCGTCGTATTGAGTACTTCACATTCGGTAACACATATATTGACTTCGCATCTGTCGCTGAGGCTATTCTCGAATACGCTGACCGCTTATCCACAGACACTGGTGATATCGGTACCGTACAAGAATTCGCAGGTTGGATTGTAGAGACTCTTGGTCTAGACTTCGAGTCTGATATTGATCCAGTAATCCACGATACTCTTGTCTCATATATTGAGCATGACCGTGGAAGCAAGCGAGCAAATGATGATGGTACTTATGGATTATTCCATATCTCCAAAGAAGACTACGACAAAGCTGAATCACTATATCGTGAATGCGGCGTAGCTATTGGTGATATCTTGGAAGGTAAATTAGAACCTGAACTATATGTGTACGACATGGAGGACGAAGATGACGACGATGAATAAAATCGTCTCTGGTATCGTGCGAGGGTTTAAGAATATTATTACTTCTTTTGCCCTCTTTATTCTTCGTAAGAAGTGGCATGAGAAATTGCCGGAGAATACTAAAAAGAAAGTAAGCAAATGGGCAGTTAACTGGGTCTGGAAAAACAAATTAATCCTCAACCAATGGGTTAAACCTAAGAAAGGTGGACATTGGTGGGATAATATTCCAGCAGATAACAGTCTTGATCCTGGCATGAAGTCATATTACTCAGAATGCTATGGTGTGCTGCACTATTTAATGGGCTCTGAGGAACGTTTTGACTTCAACGGTATGGTGATTTTACATAACGCTACCGGTGTACTACAGGATAAGTTGGACATGATGAGCATGCACAAATTCTTCTGCGTTAAGACTCCAGAATTGAAAGATCCTGTCATCTGTGTTATTCGTGACCGTGATAATTCTTTTGATGAGTTGGTTAACCTGATGGTACTTGATGAAAGTAAAGTTATTCATTGGATCAACTCACACTGTGATATCTTCTCCATGTATCGTCAAGAACAAACTAATGCTCCTGCGGTATATACTTTTGGAGATAATAACACAGTGACTGAAGGACTGGGATTATATATTCCTGAGAAGATGTTTAAATAGGAGGACGATATGGGTATTGAAAACATTGGAATCCTCAAACCATTTAGTGAACCTGACTACACAGAAGAGGCCCTCAAATACCGTGGGTCTTTTCTTATGCAGGCTCTGACTGAGTGTATCTATTTTAAACCACTTGATCCGGAAATCGATTTATCAAAAATTGCCCGGGGTGGGATTTTACATCGAATTCGGAATTCTCCAGGTGTAAACATTTACGTTCCTGGGTATTGCGATGTGATGGTTGGATATTTCACAAACAAGCTTTGGCGAATCCCATTTCCTTATCTATTATTATCTGAGCGTAACCGCGACTTGAGAATGTTCATATTCTCTGAGGCTGCCGCTATGAAACAATTCCTGATGGATATTCGTAACTCCAAAACCAAATTCGATAACTACATTGCGGATGGTCTTAGTAAAGGATATTTCGTATCTATTCGCTTGCAGCATGACAGCTCGAATAATTGTTATGTGCCTCAGCACGGATACAAGATCCCATATATTAGTGGATACAAAATTCCACCTCACTCACAAATTACAGACGAGTTATTTAACTCACGCATTGACGGACGCTTTAATTGGCCGGATGTATCTGATATTGACTACAATAGTCACTACGGGTTATATTCTAAGACAAAAAGCAGTCTACACTACACTCCTAAGGATTTATTACTTATGGAGCACGACATTTTAAACACATGCATTGATATTGTTAAAGGAGAACATAATGACTACAATTAAAATGGATATTACACGCATTCCAGTATTGAAAACTAAACACTTCAAAAAGCAAGCAGAATTCATTAACGCAATCAACCCAGGTTCTTATGGGTCTAGTGAATACGACCAACTTGAATTAAACCTCAGCACAATGATGGACTACCTTAAATACGGTGGTAAAATCACAGTTGCTATGCTGCGCCAAATGGCAGGTAAGAAAATTGAAGCTAAAGACCATTTCTTTGGTTGGGATATTGATGTATTGTCACAATTGAAGATTTCTGATGACGAAACTATTGAATTTCCGCTCATTTTCTGTAAACAACTAATGGAACCAAACGCTGATATCTTCACATTCAAGCGTCTAGACACAATCAGTGCTAAAAGCGCACATGTAGATAAAGAAACAATTGCGCGTGGTGAAGCATATTTGAATGACATGTTGGACCTGAAGTACAATAGTGTATTATGGGTATTGTTAGATTAATATTGAATAAATAGGAGTTTATCATGGCCGGTGTTATGGTCGTCAACTATATTGACGATAAAAAGTCAACGACGGGTAAGGGTTTACCTATTCACATCTTTTTCGATGTCAGCGATTACTATTTCTTAAGAGATCAAGCTGGATTTTTAAAGATTGAATTGGTTAATAATGCCCGTAAGTGTGTATATATTCCCACATCCAACATCGGACTAGTGGAATATTTTGAGACTGAGGAAGATTTCAGAGAAATTTATCCTCGACCATATGATTAAGGAGAATAGAGTAATGAGTAAAGCAGGTATTGATGTTGTAAAACAATTCATTAGTAACGGCTATAAATGTGTGGTTAAACGTATTTCATTTGATATACATAACATCAGATTAATTTCTGCCATGCCAGGAAACGAAGACATGTCTATGCGTGTTTGGTGGTATACTGGATACGTATATATACCAAAAGGCGACAAATTCTATGGAGCGGACATTGACGCTCTTGAAGATGTTGATGATTTCATCCATGGTGGAATTACATATCTTGAGAATGAAGACGATTGTACTGTCGTAGGATTTGATTGTAACCATCTAGGTGATGGTGATGACTATAATTCATTGGATTTCGTCGTCCCACATCTTCACGCCGTTGCAAACATTCTTCGATATGCTAATGAGAAAGGGGAGTAAGATGAGAGGCAAACAACAATATAAGACCGTAACCATTGAGTATATTGCTCCACGTCGTAAGGATTGGATTGATTTGGTGGTCGATATTGAGTATCATGAGAACTATATCTTACTTCGTTATCATGAGACTTTGGATCGTCTTGATACTAAAATCATCACTATGAATGAAGTGGATAATATTCAGGTTAATGATATGAATTATTTTGATGCTGAGAAAGCTAAGATGTTTATTTCTGAGCGTACTGCTGGGACTGATTTTGAAAAGATCCGCTTCTTCCCGTATAATAACAATATTAGTAGAGTAACAATTGTTTCTCATAGAAAGATCGATCATACAGAATTCCGTTTCGACCGTGTATTTAAGATGGAGCGTAAGTGGGATCATGATCTGCGTGGTCATAAAATTCTTATTTATACAGTCCACAAAGATGCGGGTCTCGTTTGGAGTGGTATTGATGCAATATATGTGTTTGCGGAAGATGATATTAAGTCGATACTAATTGAACGTTCAGGAATAAAAGATATTAAAGTAAATGTTAATGGAGGAAAATACGACAATGACTGATAAAGTAACACCTAAATCAATGGAAGACCAATATAATCACCAACTTGAGACCTTCAAACGTAAAAATCACGACTATGGGAACTCATTTGAGAAGAGTTTAGACACGTTCGGATTGGTGGCTGGCATCGTCCGTATGAGCGACAAATTCGAGCGCTTAGTTTCACTCAATGATCCGAATAAAGACGCTCAGATCGCCTCTGAGAGCCTTGTAGACACCTTAGAAGACCTGTCCAACTATGCTGCGATGGCTGCATGCTGGTTGAAAGGTAAAAAGGCGGCTGAATGGAAGGAATTACGCCTAAAAGAGCTCGATGGTAACATTGAGGATATTCTTAAGAAGGCTAATACTTCGGTTGTGAAATCTATCGATGAAACCAAATCAAAAGCTATGGTTTTTATTCCCGGTCGTCGTGATGGTAAAACCGGTTCTCTCCAAAAAGCAATTGAAGAAGGCCTTGCGGATAAGGGTATTAAATACCAACCTCAGTTCTCTGGGATTCATTTAAAAGGCCCTGAGAAATTGGAGTTAAATCTCGAAGTTGACCAGGATAAATTATTCGAAATCTCAAACGCACTGCATCCTAGTACATTGCCTAAATCTGTTAAGGTGGATTACGGTCATAAGGCTGTGTATGAATTCCCCGACGGTATCGACGCAATCTCGTATTACGTTCGTGAGATGCAAAAAGAAGAAGCTAAAAAAGAGAACGATCGCGTTATGCTTGATATGATGTTATCTCGTATTGAGAAAGGTGAGGTTGTTCGTATTGTGGCTAATGGTGATGGATCTTTCACTACATATTTCGAGAAGACTGATTGTCCTTTCGATAAAATTGTGGATAAGGAAGGTGAAACCATTTTCTTTGAGAAAGAAGGATTGGACGATGACTAATAAAAATCCTGTTTGTAAGGAACTTGAGAGCCGTGGAATAACTGGCGAAGCCGTTAGCAAATGGTGGACAAGCCATGATCGACGGTGGGCATTTAATTCGGAGACCGGGGAGTTGATTAAATTCCCCGATTTTCAATTTCCTGGACGGAAAGAATTGAAGGAACAAGATGGACAATAAAATTGATGAAGCATTGTACGGAATTACACATAATCCAGATCATGTGATTATTCCAAATTGGTCTAGAGAGGCTGCTGGATTTCCGAAAATTAGTAAAGGGACTATAGGAGAAAAGATGATGAACAGAGAATATAATGGTTTGGGTACTCATGATATTATGGGAGTTAAGCGTGTCAATGAACTTATTGATGAGTTGATTACACATATGGACGAAGGTGACACTATCACTATTACTGGTGGTCTTGACCGTGAATTTAATGTTGTTATTAATTCAACTCGTATCCAGAAACCTAAAGTTGATAAAGTAACTACTACCATTAAAGCGAACAATGAAACCGTTGCTGTGAAATTGCCAGATGGTCGTATTGTTCATATTGATGAGGAGCAAATCGATGGGAAAGAGCATTGATTTCAAGGTCTTTAAAGATCATAATTGGGTTGGTATTATCTATCGAAAAGATAGTATTGGCCAGATTAATGGGTTCAAATTCATGTATAAAGGGCCTGAAAAGCTGAAAGATACGTATGAACCAGGGCAATATTTCCGTGCAGAAGTCCTTGGATTCGAGTATGATTTGGTATTTGAGAGGGACTTTTGGCATGATTTGGACGAAAAAACTAGCGAATATGGGCTGGAATTTCGTATTCTTTGGTGATTTCAGCACATTTTGACACAAAAATTCTTGTGTCACTTTGTGTTCGAAAAACACGAAAAATAGCCTTTTTAGCCTGATATTGGGCCTATTTCGGGGTAAAATCGTGAAATTGGCAAAAAGTGGCGCACAAAAACACGAAAAATCGTTCAGAATGTATATTGTTGTAGAAGGCAGTTAAAATTTTAACTATTATATATAACAATGGGCAAAATGGGCCAAAAAGTGTGAAAAACGTGCACAGGAGGTATAAATGGATTTTTTGGACGTTTCCGTCAAAAAGTTCCATTCTAATAACAGATCATGTGATTATGAGGTGGCGCCCGACTTTATCTTTGGGGATGCCAAGGATTTAGTTGTAAAGGGTGGTAAGTTCTATGCATATTGGAATGGACATAGATGGGACACATTACAACGAAATTTATTCTATGATATTGATAGTCAGTTGTGGAATAAAGCGAAAGAGCTTCAAGAAGAGGGCCCAGGGGTTCGGATTGAAGTGAAAGAAATTCGGAAAGCTTCTGGTGGCAAGTTCCGATTATTTCTAGACTATTGTAAAGCCACCGAACAAAACGATATTCCATTCAACCAGAAAGTACTATTCGCGGATCACCAAATGAAGCGACAGGATTATGCTACAACTCAGTTGTCATATTCACCAACCAAGGGAGAACCTGAAGCTTTTAAGAAATTGATCGGTACTCTATATGCTCCACCAGAACTTGACAAAATTCTTTGGTTCATGGGAGCTTTATTTACCAACAAGATGTACAAGATCGAGAAGTTCATGTATTTGTACGGATCGAAAGGTAGTGGTAAAGGAACTGTACTTAAGATATTCAGATGGTTGTTTGAGAAATATTGTGGAACTGTCGATTTAAAATTGTTAACGAGTGGCGATCCATTCGCGACCGGACAAATTAAAGAAGTTCCATTGTTGATCGATGAGGATACTGACATCAGTCATATTTATAACGATACTCCGTTATTGAAACTGACAAGTCACGAAACCATTTCTGTCAACCAAAAGTACAAAGAACCGTATGATGTTACATTTAGCGGTTTACTTATTACTGCATCAAACCAACGATATAAAGTCCGAAACGTCGACTCTGGTATTACTCGACGTGCTGTTGTAGTAAATCCAAGCGGTGAAAAAGTTACTCATAGGGAATATGATTCTTTGATGAACCAAATCAAATACGAGTTGCCTTATATTGCTGACATGGCCATTAAGAGATTCGAAGAACTAGGACCCGATTTCTTTGATGATTATTTCGATGTTAGTATGGCTGAGCAGACTGACCATATCTTTGATTTCATTCGAAGTGAAGCAATGCAAATGAAAGATGGTATTAGTTTAAAACAACTTTCTGAATTGTATAAAAACTATTTGGAAGATATGGGATGGAAGACAGACGGATATAAAGCCACGATCAAACGCGAAGCCCTACGATATTTCGATACGATGGTTAACGTGGAACGAGTCGATGGCGTTCGTGTTCGTAATTATTTCAAAGGATTTAGATGGTCTGTAGCATTTCCTGAAGGTGTAGTCGGTATGGATATCCCTGAAGACGAAGTTAAGGATTGGCTTGATTTATGTTATCACAATGAGGTGTTCGATAAATTGGCTGCCGATTATCCTGCCCAACCATCTTTGGAGAATGGAAACCCATCTCAGAAATGGGATGATGTTATTACAACACTAAAAGAAATTGATACTCGTAAATTACACTGGGTTAAAGTCCCACTACAACATATTATTCTCGACTTTGATATCAAGGATGAGAACGGAGAGAAAAGTCTGGAATTAAATAAAGAGGCTGCGTCGAAGTATCCCCCGACATATGCTGAAGTATCTAAATCCGGCAAAGGTATTCACCTGCATTATTTATATGATGGTGATGTGAATTTATTAGACAACGTCGTTGAAGACAATGTCGAAATTAAAGTTTATAAGGGAAAGGCGTCTTTGCGACGGATTGATAATGCATCGAACAATCTTGAAGTATCTCATATTTCGTCGGGACTGCCGATGAAAGAGAAGAAGGAGACAACGATGTATGAAAACGTAAAAGATATTACCTATACCGAGAAGACTCTCCGTAAATTTGTTAAGAAACAACTGGGACTTATTCCAGGAGAGAAACCGAGTCATGCGAATACTAAACCAACAATCGATTGGATTTCTCATGAAATTCATAAAGCATATGACATGGGATTGAAATACGATTTGTCCGATCTTAAGCATTCGGTATTTCTTCGAGCGTTACAATCAACGAACAACAAAGATTATTGCTTGGACGTATTTATGAAGATCCCTTGGTCTTCGATGCGCGATGACGATGGAAAGACTGAGACCGAATTGACAACAGGAACTAAGATTGTTGCCAAAGAAGAAATCGTATTCTTCGATATTGAGGTCTATCCAAATCTATTTGTCGTTGTCTGGAAGAAGTATGGTGAAGACGAATTCGTTCGTTGGGTAAATCCATCAGCAGACCAAATTGAATATTTGTGTTCGTTTCCATTAGTCGGTTTCAACAACCGTCGATACGATAACCATATTCTCTACGCTCGTTTGCTCGGAGGGACAAACATGGAGTTATTCCGACAGTCCCAAAGAATTATCAACGAGAAGAATGCGAAGACTGGTATGTATGCTGCAGCTTATGAATTGAGCTATGCTGATATTTATGAGTACGCACAGAAGAAACAGTCGCTTAAGCGTTGGGAAGTCGATTTGGGAATTAACCACGTCGAAATGGAAATCCCTTGGGATCAACCAGTACCTGACGAATTGGTAGACACTGTTGTTGAATACTGTGTCAACGACGTAATGGCTACTGAGAAAGTATTTGATGCTACATATGCTGACTATGTTGCTCGTGAAATCCTGGCGACTATTTCCGAAGGATCCATGAACGCAACCAACAATCAGCTTACAGCTTTATTTATCTTTGGACAAGATCCTCGTCCACAAGACAAATTCAATTACGTAGACTTGAGCGAGACATTCCCAGGATACGAATACAAATTCGGTAAATCAACATATCGTGGGATTGAAACTGGTGAAGGTGGATTTGTATATGCGGAGCCGGGTGTGTATAAAGACATTGTTCTTGAAGACGTTGAGTCAATGCATCCGAATAGTTTAATCAATATGAATTATTTCGGACCATATACTCAACGATATGCTGACTTGCTTAAAGTTCGCGTATTACTCAAACATAATAAGATTGACGAAGTCAAAACTATGTTTGAAGGTAAATTGGCGCCATTCGTGGATAACCCAGAATACCGCAAACCATTGGTGTCTGCTTTGAAGATTGCTATCAACTCTGTTTATGGAATGACATCAGCATCATTTGATAATAAATTCAAGCATAAAGACAACATCGACAATATTGTTGCTAAACGTGGAGCTTTATTTATGGTCGACCTCAAATTCTATTTGGAAGAACAAGGTTACCAAGTTTGTCATATTAAGACTGACTCAGTTAAAGTTCCAAATGGCGATGCGAAAGTTGTTAAACTTATTGAAGATTTCGGTAAGCGTCCAGAATACAACTATAAATTCGAACATGAGCATACATATAAACGTATGGCGTTAATTAATAATGCTGTTTATATTGCTCAATTGGAAGATGACAGTTGGTCTCCGACGGGAGCAGAGTTCGCTAATCCATATTTACTCAAACGGGTTTGGACAAAAGAAGAATTGACTGATCAAGATTTCTTCATTACTAAGCAATCCAAAGGTCATATTTATCTTGGAGACGAATTCGTAGGTAAGGTTGGATCTATTTATGCTTCTAAGACAGGAGCTGAGTGTCTATGGACAGAAGATAATGAGAATTTCAAATCTGTCACTGGAACAAAAGGATTCAAATTCAAACAAACGTCGGAATTTGATTATGAAGATATCGATTTCGACTACTATGATAAAATTGCTATCGCTGGTTTGAAGAAAATCATGAAGGTTGGAGACATCAACGCGATTGTCGACGAAATACCTAAAGATTATATCGAACCACTTGGACTAAACGAAGAACAACCTCAAGAATTGGCGGCCTAACTTTTTGGGCAGTCGCTCGGGGTTTGAAAAAACTTCGCAGAAATTACATGGCACATAATAGAAAGGAACAAGAAAATTCAACGATTTTCGCGCTTCTTTTATTTTTTGTTGCAATTTGTCAATCACGTCAAAATAGAAAGGGACATTATCATGACAAAATTATTACAAGCTTCTAACCATCAACTTATCCTCGAAGATGTTGAGTTTGCCTTTAAACCAAACTTCGCAGGACGTGAAGAACGATACAATCGTACAGGAGACCGTTATTTTAACGTTGTCGTGTCTGAAGAAGACGCTCAAATCCTCGCCGAACAGTATGGGGTTAACGTTAAATTGTGGGAGCCTAAACCACGAGATGACGAGATGGCTAAAAAGATGGCTGAAAACCCTGACATGTATCAACCATTTTACTACTTCAAGGTGAAAGTGTATACTAAATTCTCAATTCCATCAATTGCACTCATTTATGATAATGATGGCGAAGTATGTGATGTTGATGATCCAGTATGTTCGCAAGATCGTCAGTTCTTGACAGAAGATCAATTCCAATTGATTGATGAAATGGAAATGTCATGCGTTGATATGACTATCCGTCGTCGCGAACCAAGTGATGAAGGGACTTACGCTCGTCTTGATTTGAAGAATGCGTATATTCACGTAGCTCCAAATCCACTTGAACGTAAGTATGGTTATTAATGATTGAGTTATATGACTATCAACGAAAGGCGGTTGATAGACTTCATAACGGTTCTGTATTGTGCGGAAAGGTCGGCTCAGGGAAATCCTTGACCGGCCTATTTTATTATATGGAGAACCATATAGATAAACCTCTCTATATCATCACGGTCGCCAAGAAAAGGAATGACCGAGAATGGCATAGAGATTTTGAAGCCTTAGGAATTGATGGCGTTGTTGATTCCTGGAACAATATCGAAAAGTATACTGATGTGAAAGACGCATTCTTTATATTTGACGAACAACGCGCAATCGGTTATGGTAAATGGGGTTTAGCATTTATACATATTGCTCGTAAGAACAATTGGATTATGTTAACCGCCACACCTGGTGATGTTTGGATGGATTGGATGTGTATTTTCATAGCCAATAATTTCTATCGAAACAAAACTGATTTTGTGGATCAACATGTGGAGTACAATCCATATTCTAAGTTTCCTCAGATCAGACGATATCACAAGACCGATAAACTAGAAAGGTTCCGACGTTATTTGGCTGTTCCTATGCAAGATTTTAGGACAACCAATTTGCATCGTAAGTATATTAATACCGACTTTGACAAAGAACTATATCAGTCTGTTGTTAAGAGTAGGTTTAATCCATATACTGAAGAACCTATTATGAACGCATCAGAATTCACGCAAGTGCTTCGTCGTATTGTAAATACAAGTGAGCGCCGTAGAATTCATGCGAAACAAGAGATCATGACTCGAGATAGAGTTATTGTCTTTTATAACTACACCTACGAGCTTGATATTCTCAAAGAGATTTGTCAAGAATTAGATAGGGCATATTATCAATGGAATGGTCAAAAGCATGAAGCTATCCCAGACGCTGAAACCTGGGTATATCTTGTGCAATATACGGCCGGAGCCGAGGGATGGAACTGCATTACTACTGATACGATTTTATTCTACTCGCTTAACTATTCTTACCGAATAATGGAGCAATCGGAAGGACGAATTAATCGAGTGAATACCTCCTTTAAAGATTTGTACTACGTTTACTTGAAATCCCCGGCTTCTATTGATGATGCTATCGAACGCTCCATTCGAAGCAAAAAGAAATTTAATGAAAGGAATTGGGTGGAGAACATATGTCCAAATTGGAACGAGATTTCCAAAAGCAATTGATTAAAGATATTAAGACAAGAATCCCTGAAGCTATTGTTAAGAAGAACGATCCTAACTATATTCAAGGTATTCCTGATTTATCTGTTGATGTTGGTCCATATTCCTATCATTTGGAAGTTAAGAAATCGGCTAAGGCCCCATATCGACCAAACCAAGAGTATTATTTAAATCACTATAATACAAATGGTGGATGGGCCCGAACCATTTATCCAGAGAACAAGGAGGAAGTACTCAATGAAATGGAACAGACATCCAGAGTACGAGGGTCGTCACTCATTTCTCAGCGCTAGTCAGTGTCACTGGTTAAATTATACACCCGATAAGATAATTACCAGATTCGAAAACGAACAAGCTAAACAACGAGGCACTGAGTTGCATGAATTTGCTAGTGAAGCAATTCACCACAAAATTAAATTATTGCCAGGTAACACTCACCCGGCTGTTGCTAATTTTGTAAATGATGCCATTGGTTATCGTATGGATAGTGAAGTACTCTTATTTTACAGTCCATATGCATTTGGTACTGCCGATGCTATTCGTTATGATCCTCCTAAGAAAGATAATCCTCGTGGATTTCTTAGGATTCATGATTTGAAGACAGGTGTTACCAAACCTAAAATGGAGCAGCTATTAGTTTATGCTGCTTATTTCTGTTTGGAGTATGGCGTCAAGCCTGAGAAGACGGATTTTGAACTCCGTATTTATCAAGGCAATGACATCAAGACTTATATTCCTGAAGCAGAAGACGTGTATGACGTATATCATACAATTAAAGAGTTCTCGGGAATTCTTGAAAGTAAACCTAAATAGAAAGGATCATATTCATGAACTTGGAAGAAGCATATAGTGATATGCTCGAACATAGAGGAACCCCGCACCAAGGTAGTATTCCACATAGTGGACGATATGCTTGGGGATCTGGCGAGAATTCATTTCAGCGGGCTACTTCATGGTCCGACAGAGTTGTTAAATACAGGCGATCAGGATTATCTGATACGCAAATTGCTATGAAGCTCGGTATTACAACTACTGAATTCCGTAAACGGAATAATATTGCTAAGCATGAAATTCGATTATACAATATTAGTCGAATTCAAGAGCTCGCCGATCAAGGTTTAGGATCTATTGAGATATCTCGTAGAACGGGTATTCCTGAATCAACTGTTCGTATGAATTTAGATGCGAAAGTACGTAACAATGTAAATCGCATGGAACAAATTAAGACTGATATTAAAGGTCTTATTGAAAAGAATCCATATCTTGACGTTGGTTTAGGTTCTGCACAACAACTTGGTGTGAATGAAAGTACTCTTAAACGTGCTGTACAACAATTGGAATCCGAAGGATATCACAGGCATACAGTATATGTTAAGAATGCTACAAATGATGATCACTGGGTTGAAATGAAAGTGTTAACTAAAGAAGCAGACCCTGCTGTTGTTAGGGAACACAAGCATGAAATCACACCTCCTCATATTCATACAGATGCTGAAGGTAAATCCTCACTGGGATTGAAACCTATTCAACATATTGATTGGAAACGTGTAGGTATTCGATATGACGAGCAAGGCGGTACGGATAAAGATGGTGTAATGGAATTACGTCCAGGAGTAAAAGACTTGGACTTAGGTAAATCCAGATATGCTCAGGTTCGTATCGGTGTAAACGGAACTCATTATTTAAAAGGTATGGCTATTTATGGAGATCCAAAAGACTTCCCTAAAGGTGTCGATGTTATTTTCAACACCAACAAGAAACAAGGAACTCCTAAAGAAAAAGTTCTCAAACCTTTAAAAGATGATCCGGATAATCCATTTGGTGCAACGATCAAGAAACAAGCTGGAGCTATTAATAAAGTTAATGAGGAAGGCGATTGGAATTCTTGGTCGAAAACATTATCTTCACAATTCTTATCTAAACAACCACCAGCTTTGGTTAAAGGTCGTATCGAAAAGACATACGATAAATTAAAGAAAGAGTTTGAAGAGATCAATGCCTTAACAAATCCAGTAGTCAAGAAAGTTATGATGCAGGATTTTGTTGATGGCCTCACTGTTAAACGACAACATCTTAAAATGGTTGGGTTTGACAGAATGAAAGGACAAGTATTATTACCTTTATCTGGTATTAAAGCTAATGAAGTATATGCTCCTAACTTTAAGAATGGAGAAAAGGTTGTACTTGTTCGTTATCCTCATGGTGGTATTTTCGAGTTACCAGAATTAACTGTTAATAATAAACTTGATAAAGGCCCGGCTAAATTTATGAAGGGTGCAAAGGATGCAATCGGTATTGATTCATCTGTAGCATCTAAATTATCTGGTGCTGATTTCGATGGTGACTCAGTTATGGTTATTCCTAACAACAATAATGGAATTAAAACTAGTCGTTCTTTAAAAGAATTAAAGAACTTCGATTCGAAAAGTTATTATACTCCTAAGCCACCGAAGATTGATACGCAAAAACAAATGGGAGTTGTATCGAATCTTATTACTGATATGACTCTTAAAGGCGCATCTCAATCTGAAATTGCTAGAGCTGTTAAACATTCAATGGTTGTTATTGATGCTGAAAAACATAGCTTGGATTATAAACGTTCTGAAAGAGAGAATAATATAGACCAGCTTAAAAAGAAATATCAAGAACACTATGATGTTGTAACAGGAAAGATATCCAGCGGAGCATCAACTCTTATTTCTAGATCGAAGACCGACTATCGTGAGACCGAGCATTGGTATAAGGAAAGAACTGCTGAAGAACTAGCTGCTAATCCTAGATTAGCTCCTAAGATCAAGAAAACTAAAACCATTTCATTTACACCTATTGTTGATATGGTAGATGATGCTAAGAAACTAGGTTCTGGTACAGCTATTGAGAACATGTATGGTAATTACATTAATGCTCTTGGTAAGATGCGTACAAAAGGTGAGTCTATCATTAGCAAGACGCCTAACATGACCATGTCTAAGGATGCTAAAGTCAAGTACAAGACACAAGTTGAGTCTCTACAGAAGAAGCTTAACGACGCTTTGTACAACTCTCCTAGAGAACGTCAAGCTCAGCTCATGGCTAACAAGACTATTGCTGAAAAACGTACTCCTGACATGAGCAAAGACCAGCTCAAGAAGCTTAAACAACAGGCTATTGCAGCAGCCCGTGTTAAGACTGGTGCTGATGGTAAGTCTACACGCATCTCTATTGACGATGATGAGTGGAAAGCTATTCAATCTGGGGCTGTCTCTAGTAAGATGCTAACTGATGTACTACGATTCGCTGATAGTGATCGTGTTAAGCAGCTAGCTACACCACGTACAGAGAAGTCTATTAGCCTATCTACTGCTAGTCGTGCTAAGACCATGCTTAAGAACGGTCACACCTATGCAGAAGTAGCTGATGCACTAGGTATCAGTGTGTCTACTGTACAGGATCTATCATAGAAAGGAGGCCATGCATGACGTACACTACACAACCACTAGAGCATGAAGACTCTAACGAGCTCATGCACGATGCTATGCCTGATGCTATGAGTGATCATACAGACGATCAAGTAACTGATGCTGAGTATGAACGTGAGACAACTGTTGATGCTATGTTAACTACATACGACAACCCTTACAACCCTTACGACAACTACGATGCTTGGTGGCAATGGGACAAAGACAATGGTTACAACACACCAGAACTATTAGCAATGGCTATTGGTGACACATCAGACGCGCTCGATGCTGTTGAGGAAGCTCAGCGAACAGCTGTGGCTATGAACTGGATCATCGATGAAGGTCCAATCGAAGGCGTATGGACAACGATCAAGAAGAACGTTTCAACGCCCATTCGTCTTCCGACAACGCAGTCCGGAATCGTGACATTTGAAAATGGATAAAAAATCAAACCATTTCAAGTGACACCCCCTAAGGGGAGGGGTAGCAGAGACTCCCCACCCCCCTGCATCGCCGCACCTCTCCAAAATTTCCCCGGAGTGGTTTTCAAACCTAAAACTGGGTTTGAAGTATGGGGTAACTATTATAGAAAGCGAGATAAGTATGCACCCTGAAGTACAAGACCACATCCATGGTCTACTAAAGTGGCTACTATCTCCTGAAGTTCTGTCACAGATTGGACTATACTTTGGTATTGGAGCATCAATCATTGGTTTTGCCACTAGAGTCTTTAAGAAGCTATGGGCAAAACTGGAGGAAAAGCAGAATCAAGAGATCGAAGCGATCAAAAATTCTATTACAGCGTTAGCTATAAGCTTTGAAGAGATGCGAAAGACGCAAGAACTGGACTTTCTGCGATTACAAATCATCACAGGGATCCATTCTGGACGTTTATCCAACAACGAGATACTGCATATGTATGATAGCTACTCACAAAAGGGTGGTAATTCATATGTCAGTCGTATAGTTAACGATTATGTTGACGAGAATAATATCAAGGAAGAAGGAAAACGCAATGTTAGAAAACGTAGTTAATTTGTTGGTTGCACTTGGTGTAGTTTTACCAGTCGTTGTTGAATTGATTAAATACATCGGAGCATTAACCAACAATAAGAAAGTTTCGACTCTTGCGGAACGTGCGATGATTATCGTTTCTTCACTTGATTCCTTAGGTATCGCGAATGAAGCTAAGAAACAAGAAGCTCTCGGGAAATTAACAAGCTTTGCTAACGAGGTTGGTATTCGTTTATCAATTACTCAAGCTGAAGATTATATCGAGCATGCTGTCCAAGCTTTACGCAGACTTCAGGGTGAAGTGAAGCCGAATACGGAGGTATCTAACAATGCCCCGAAGACGAAATGAAACGGACGACATCCGTCAAGCTTTAACTCCAGAAGGAAGAATGCTAAAACTAACAAAAAAGGCATTCGATCTGGCAGAAAGACAACTCGACAATGGTACTATCGCGCCAAGTACATTAAACGCGTTACTCAAGTACGGAACAGTCGAGAATGAACTCCAGTTGGAGAGTTTGAGAACGAAGAACAAACTAGATAGTTCTCGTGTCTCATTAATTGATAGCGAAGTAAAAGGAAAGGGTGATAGCCAGGAAGTTATAAACGCTATCCGTGGTTATATGCCGTCAGAGGAATTGTGATGAGAGATAGAAGTATGTTTGAAGATCTTTCTTACAAGAAACTATTAACCTTAGACAGCTTTGGAGATCGACTCAATTACTTATCGTTATTCAAACGTGGGTATAGATCACCAAGACACATGTCAAATCCATTCTACAAGTCTCGGATTTGGCGTGATCTACGAGAAGAAATCATAGCACGAGATCTAGGATACGATCTTGGAGTACCCGGTATTCAAATACCTAATAAGCAAGATATTATCGTTCACCATATGATTCCTCTTGAAGAGGATGACATATTGGAATGGCGAGAAGACATCTTGCTTAATCCCGACCTTCTAATAACAACTTCTAGAAACACTCATAACATAATCCACTACGGTGATAGATCCCAATCCATACTTGTCGAACGCCAACCAGGAGATACTAAATTATGGTGAGGTAAGTATATGTCTAAAATTTTAGACGATGTTAAAACAACATTGGATTTTGCCTCCGAAGAAGATACAGGATTCGACTCTAGATTACTTCTAGAGATCGATGGAGCATTAGGTACATTATCACAACTTACAAATGTCCATCCCGAAGTCGAAGTAACAAAAGAAACCACATGGGATCAACTGTTACATTCTTCAGACAAACATTTATTGAGATTGGTTAAGCAATTTATCTACATCTCTGTGAGAATTGTATTCGATCCTCCTACAGGTTCTGTATTAACAACCTTAACGACAAGTTTAAACAATTTGTCGCATAGGATTATTATTCAGAAGGAGGTATACAATGCAAAACCAGAATGAGTTGGTTTCAGTAGATTCTTCTTCCGATTTTATCGAACACTTTGGTATCAAAGGCATGAAGTGGGGTTTTAGAAAGAACCGAGCATCTAATGTTCGGGCTCGACGAAGAGCCAAAAACTCTGCAAGAACCACTGCCAAGTGGAAAAAGAAATATCAGAATCGTGCTTCTATGACCGATAAGGACATACGTAGAGCAACAGAACGATTAAGATTGGAAAATGATTTCGCGGAACAAATTAAACGTAATGCTCAAGTTACTATGAAACCATCTAATAAAGATAGTTTCTTCCGTGATATGGCCCGTACTGCGGTAGGATCTGTAGTCAAGAAATCTGTAAACTCCGGTTTCGATGCAGTTGCTGGGTCAGCATCTAAAAAGAAGAATTAAGTAAGGGAGTTAATTTTTGGTACTTTCGAACAAAGCATATCCGGAAGAGTATATGAAGTTTAAGGAGCAAGTTCTTAGAGGTGAAATTCCGGTCAATCGGATGGTATCACTGGAAATGAACCGTATCGATTTCTTAATCGAGTCGCCGGATTATTACTATGATAGTAAAGCGATTGAGGGCTTTGTAAGATTTTGCGAAAATGAAATGACCCTCACCGACGGTAGTGACGTAACTCTTCTGCCGTCGTTTAAACTCTGGGCCGAATGTGCCCTTGCATGGTTTTATGTCTCAGAAGACAAAGTTTACAATCCTAAACTAGGTAAATGGGAGATAAAATCAAAATTCAAGCGACTTGTCAATAAACAATTTCTAATTGTTGGACGGGGAGCTGCGAAGTCAATGTATTCTACGTACATGCAAGCTTACATGTTACTGATAGATACAGCTACAACACACCAAATCGTCTGTGCCCCTACAATGAAACAGGCCGAGGAAATTATGGGTCCATTCAGAACGGCTTTGAGTCGAGCTAAAGGCCCAATGATTCGGTATATGGTCCAAGGATCTAAGATGACTGGGAATCTTACCCAGAAACAGTTGCTAGCATCAACCAAGAAAGGTGTGGAGAACTTCGCAACAAACAGTTTGTTAGAGATTCGCCCAATGTCGGTCGATAAACTTCAAGGATTACGTTGTAAGTATGCAGCGGTTGACGAATGGCTATCCGGAGAAGTTCGAGATAATGTTATCGGCGCGATCGAACAGGGTGCATCTAAGAATGACAACTACCTTATCATAGCCACGTCGTCCGAAGGTACGGCCCGGGACGGTGTTGGTGATACAATCAAAATGGAGCTAACTGACATACTAGAAGGTCGGTATTTCAACCCTCATGTATCAATCTGGTACTACAGACTTGATGATGTTCGTGAGGTAGCACACCCAGAAACATGGCTTAAGGCCAATCCAAACCTGGGAGCAACTGTTAGCTACGAGACTTATCGACGAGAAGTGGAACGAGCAGAGACTCAACCATCAACTCGTGCTGATACTCTGGCTAAACGTTTCGGAATACCGGTTGAGGGATACACTTACTTCTTCGTTTACGAAGAGACTATTCCTCATAGACCTCAAAACTTCGATGGACTGGAATGTGCAATGGGAGGAGACCTTTCTCAAGGTGATGACTTCTGTGCATTTACATTCTTATTCCCATTGGGCCGTGGTAGATTTGGTGTTAAGACCAGATCTTATGTATGTGAGTCTAAGCTTAAGAAATTGACTTCTGCGATGCGCAATAAGTATGACACTTTCATTGATGAAGGTACACTTATTGTCATGCCGGACGTTGTATTAGATATGAATAAGGTATACGATGATCTAACAAACTTTATTTATAGACACAACTACGTCGTTTACTCATTTGGTTTCGACCCATATAATGCTCGAGAATTTGTTGAGCGTTGGTCTAGAGATAACGGTGAGTATGGCGTAGAAAAGATTATCCAAGGGTCTCGTACAGAATCTGTACCTATGGGCGAGTTGAAGAACTTGGCTATGGAACGTCAATTAATATTTGACGAAGAGCTAATGAAATTTGCGATGGGTAATGCTGTCGCTATTCAGGATAATAACGGTAACTACAAGTTATCGAAACGAAGATCTGATGAAAAGATCGATAACGTAGCCGCACTGATCGACGCATGGGTAGCGTTTAAACGCAACATGGATCTATACGCGGCTTAGAGAGGCCAATATGAGTATTTTTACCGATGGATTGACTCATGCTTGGGCTATGTTTTCACGAACACAATCCTCCTCAAATCTTGTTGAGACTGACGAACCATTTCAATTGTCTTTGGAACCCCGTGCATTGAGTCCTAACACTTCTATTCCGGGTCGTTCCTTTAGTCGTTCGTCGATTGCATCAATGATCTTTAACCGTATTGCTATGGATGCTGCTATGGTTAAATTCCAACACGTCAAGTTAGCTCCCGATGGTGAAAACCAAGAGGTGCAAAAGAACTCAGCGTTACAGAGACTGTTTGATGTCGAGATGAACCTTGACCAATCTTCAACCGACTTCTTCCACGATTTAGTGTATTCACTATTTGACGATGGAGTAGTCGCAGCAGTCCCATTGGAAGCGACTGTAGACCCGTCTAAATCTGATTCGTATGATATCAAGTCAATGCGGGTCGGTAAGATTTTGGAATGGTATCCTACGAAAGTACGTGTTAAAATTTACAACGAGGAAAAAGGAGACTTCTCTGAGATTATCGTGCCTAAGAAAATGTGTGCGATTATCGAGAATCCTTTGGCAAACATCGTAGGTTCTGAAAACCCAACGATGGCTCGTTTATTACAGAAGTTAGCTGTTTTAGATGCTCATGACAGAGAGGCTATTGCTAATAAGTGGAACATGATTCTACAATTACCAGTACCTGTCCGTAATGACATCAAGCGTAAAGAAGCCGACGCCCGTATTCAAGATATTGAAGAACAGCTATCGAAATCTTCGACTGGTATTGCATATGTTGCTGCCGACGAAAAGATTACTCAGTTAAATAGACCAATCAATACTAATCTTATGGAGGAGATTAAATATCTAACTGAGGAATTACTTTCGCAAATCGGTTTGACCAAAGCCGTATTTGATGGTACAGCCAATGCTGAACAAATGCAAAACTATTATACACGCACAATTGATCCAATTGTAACGCGTATTCAAGAAGAATTCCAAAGAAAATTTATCACAAAGACTGGATATACGCAAGGACACCGGATTGTTACCTATAACGATCCATTTAAACTTGTTCCGACAAGTCAACTTGCGACAATTGGTGATTCATTGCTTCGTAACCGTATTCTTACCTCAAATGAGTTTCGTGCGGTTATCGGTTATGGTCCAATTTCGGATCCTATGGCCGATCAATTGTATAATCCAAACATTGCTGATAATAATCAAGATGTTTCTGTACCTGGGTCGGTCGCGTCCCCTGAAGAAGGTCAAGGTATGGATCCCTCACAACTGGATCCTGACGGCTATCAACAATACCTAGACTACCTTCAAAATGGCGGCGAATAATTGATGGAGGTTAATCGTATAATGGGAAAACATCCTAAGTATGATTTCGCGGGTTACGTAACCCGAAATGACATGCGTTGTACAGACGGTGTCACTATCCGTCATGGAGCCTTCAAAGAAAATGATGGAAAGCGAGTGCCTCTGGTTTGGTCACACGACCCGAGCACTCCAGAAAACATCATTGGACATGTTGAGCTACAACATGCGGATGAAGGTGTTTACGGCCGAGGATATTTCAATAATACCCAAAAAGCCCAAAACGCCAAGGAACTTGTACAACATGGTGATATCATGCATATGTCTATTGGGGCTAACCGTATTAAGCGGACTCCAGCAAATGATGTAATTCATGGTAACATCTATGAAGTATCGCTAGTGCTTGCAGGAGCAAATCCTGGAGCAGTCATCACTGAAGTGTTACAACACTCAGAGAACCCAGACGAAGGAGAAGTTATTTTAATGGAAAGTAACGAACTTATTCACTCAGCGAGCGACGTCTTGGTTGGTAATGATCGTGTAAGTCTATTCGACCGTATCCAACACGCTGACGAAGGAACTGAGAGCGAAGTTCTTGATGAAGTTTTAGGAACTTTGAACGAAGATCAACAAGAAGCAGTAGCTATCTTGACTGAAGCTGCAGCGAATGCCGCCCTCGAAGCACATGAAGCTTCAATTGCCGAAGAAATCGATAACCGAGTTGATGCTCGTGTTGACGAAATTCTTGAAGAAATCGCAGCAGAAGCTGACGAAGAAGATGACGATGAAGAAATCGAACAATCTGACAATGGAGGAACTTTGATGCACTACAACGCATTTGAACAAAACACAAACAACAACGAAGAGATCCGTCATTCGTTGACAGAAGCAATGCAAACTGCTCAACAACGTGGTCTCAAACTAAGTAACATTCTTGCTGAAGTTGATGGTGGAGATGTCCTTAAACACTCAATGAACAACATCGACAAGTTGTTCCCGGATCACCAACTTCAAGGTGGGGTTCAAGTAATCTACTCACCAAACACTGCGACAGAACACATCTTGTCTCGTGTAACTAAAGTGCCAACAGCATTTGTTAAGTCTATCATGACTGACTTGTCTGACCTTACTGACGAACAACTTCGTGCTAAAGGTTACATCAAAGGAACTGAAAAGAAAGAACAAATCATTTCATTCCTTTCTCGTAAAACTGATCCTCAAACGATCTATAAAAAACAATCAATCGACCGTGACGATGCTATCGATATCGGCCAACAATTGAACGTTGCAGCATTCTTCAACCAAGAAATGCGCATCAAGTTGAATGACGAAATTGCGCAAGCAATCTTGGTATCTGACGGACGTGCTACTGGTGACGCTGCTAAGATCAAAGAAGATAAGATCCGCCCTATTACTAAGGACGAAGACTTCTACACAATCAAAGCTGACTACAACCCAGACATGCTTCTTGACTTGTTCGAAACTGTTGCAACTGAGAAAACTAAGATGCTTGGTTCAGGAACTCCATCACTTTACGTGAATCCTTTGTTCTTGACTAAACTTCGTTTCCTCCGCAACAAGAACGAACAATGGGTATTCGGTGGGCAACAACCTGCCACTAAAGAATATCTTGCTTCATTGTTTGGTGTTGCTGAAATCGTTGAAACTAACTTCTTGAAACCTGACGAAATGATCATGGTTAACCTTGCTGACTACCAAATCGGTACTAACAAGGGTGGTGAAGTTAACACATTCGAACACTTTGATATCGACTACAACAAACAGAAATACTTGATTGAAACTCGTCTTTCAGGTGCTCTTGTTCGCGCTAAAGCTGCGGTTTACTTCAAACCTAAAGCTAAAGGCGCTCGTGCTGAAGATGCTGCAACTAGCGGAACAGAAGCTACTCGAGTAGGTGGATAATGAAATACTTTGGTAATGCTGGTTTTCGATTAAAGGATGTTGAAGTCGAACCAGATGTTTATGAACCACAATTGGTTGTTAAACGAGTGCGCGGAGATGTGATCAGTTCTAGATACCGACGCGATCAAAATGGCGACAAATCTACTATTGACAATATCCGCATTACCAACCAAATTTCATTAGTTGCTGACCAATTCTTTATGAAGCACATTTCGAATTTGCTTTATATGGAATACCAAGGGGTGAAATGGAAAGTCGAAAGTTTCGATGTAGGTAAAGCCCCTAGAGTTATCGTGGATTTAGGAGGAGTTTATAATGAGCAAGAGAATGCTTATCCGGGACATTCTGACGAAAGCAATTCAGAAGTCTAAAGAGGATTATAAACTCTTTTATAATCCCGTTGGTAACACAAACCTCAGCTATCCTTGTATTCTGTACAAGAGATCTGCTGTAAGACAAAGACATGCAGACAATCTCCGATATCATACTCATGAGAGTTATCAGATTACGGTCATTGACAAACGTGTCGAGTCACCGGTTATTGATATTCTTCTCGAGGAACAATATTGTGTCTACGAGAATGAGTTCATAGTCGATAACATGCATAACACAATTTTAAAGATTAACACAGGAGGATTAGCTAATGGCTAAACTTAAGTTTGACGAACTTGGAAAACGTTTTTATGAAACTGGTGTATCCGAAGCAGTATTGTTCCCACAAGATGCGTCTGGTGCATATCCACACGGTGTAGCTTGGAATGGTATCACCGCTGCTAACGAATCTCCATCAGGAGCTGAAGCAAACGACCAATATGCAGACAACATCAAATACTTGTCTCTTACTGGTGCTGAAAACTTTGAAGGTACTATCGAAGCATTCAGCTCTCCAGCAGAATTTGACGAATGTGACGGTATGAAACAAATCGTTAAAGGGGCTGTTGCTCACCAACAAAACCGCCGTCCATTTGGTTTCGCATTCAAATCAATCCTTGGTAACGATACCAAAGGTAACGAATATGGATACAAACTTCACTTGTGGTACGGATGTAAAGCTGCTCCATCAGAACGTTCACACGCAACTGTTAACGACAGCCCAGAACCACAAAACCCATCATGGTCAATTTCTTCAACTCCAGTAGTTGTACCTGGCCACAAACCAACTTCTGTAATCACAATTGATTCTACTCAAGTAGAAGCAACTAAATTGCAAAAAGTTCTTGACGCTATCTATGGTACAGATGATGCTGATGCATATCTTCCATTACCAGAAAAAGTAATCGAATTGCTTGGCTAATAGTACTGATTAAAGGAGGTATTTACTCATATGTTAAAACAAAACGTTAAATATTTGGACTTCGATGGTGTTGAACAAACAGAAACTTTGTACTTCAATATCAACCGTATGGAATTGATCGCTATGCAGGCTCGCTATGGCAAAGATGACATGGCTAAATACATCGAACGAATCACACAAGAAGAAGACTTCGGTAAAATTCATGACTTGCTTAACGATATCATTCTTACAGCATACGGTAAGAAATCTGAAGATGGTAAACGATTCATCAAGAGTGAAGAACTCAAAGAAGAGTTCCGCACATCATTGGCTTATGAAGCTCTTACAGAAAGCTTCTTCGACGATGAAGGTCAAACTCTTGGCAAATTCGTTCAAGGTATCACTTCAACAATTCGTGGATTAGAATCAGCGGCTGCTCCTGCAGCACAATAATGGAATGGGCGGTATTTTTTACCGCTCTTCCTTTTTATTTTAAATTTTTTGAGGTGTGTATATCATGGATCCGGAGTTTTTAACTATACAATTAGACGATATAGAATATTGGGACGACTTAAAAGAGGAGTTCGTAACCCAGGATGGTGTTAAGTGCACGTTTCGATACACTCTAAAAAATCTAGATAAGTGGGAATCAAAGCATCTTAAAAGATTCATAGATAACTCTGATAATATTACTGATGCTGAAATGTTAGATTTCATAGTTACAATGTGTGATGAGGACATTGATCCCAATTTGCTTTCGATTAACAATTATAAAGAGATTGTTGAGTATATTAAAAAGACCCCATCAGCAACTGTTTTTCCTAAAGAGAAAGGTAGCGCTAGAGGAGTTGCACAACGTAAAAAGGTATATACGTCTGAGATAATTTATGCTATGATGGCTTTGAACCATATCCCTTTCGATTGGGAAAATCGAAATTTGAATAAATTAATTATGCTTCTGAATTGCGTAGGTTCACTACAAGAGCCTCCTAAGAAAATGACTAGGGCTGAAGCCATGGAAGAGCAACGTGCTATTATCATGAAACGACGCGAGGAAGAACGCAGAAGAAGGGAGAATAAATGATCGATCCAACCATTATAATTCATTCCGATGACGTAATCCAACACTTTGGAACCAAAGGAATGAAATGGGGAGTTCGTAAAAACTATATGAGTGATAAGCATGCTCTTAAAAAGAACTACAAACAATCACTCAGAAAGTCTAAAGAACTATACAAAGGTAAGAAACCCGATTTTTGGAGACGACTAGGTTATAAAACTAGTATCGCTTCTATGTATGGTGGACTTCTCACAGGCAACAACTTATTGACCCGATACGGAGCAATGGGCATTGGTGCCGAAGCTGCGATGAGATCTATGGACGGCAGTCATATGTATAAACACAAGTTCAAGAAACGTAATAAGGCTCTTAAGAAAGCATATAAGACTGCTAAGAAAGATCTTAAGAAAAGTTATAAGGAACGAAGTGAATGAGAATAACAACAAGCGGTTCGTTCAATAATCTAGAAAAGTATTTAAAGAGAGATCGAAGGGTCTCTTTAGATGCACTAGGTAAAGCTATTGTCGAGGCTCTAAAAGCCGCAACTCCATACAAATCTGGTAAAACAGCTAATTCGTGGGGTTATAAAATCAACAAAACTGGTCGTGGTGAAGAACTAGAGATATTTAACACTCATATTAATAAGGGTGTTAATATCGCTATAATAATTCACTATGGTCACGGAACTGGTACGGGAGGCTATGTTCCTCCACACCCATATATTATTAAAGCTATCGATTCGGCCTACAAATCTGCAATCGATAAAGTCTTGAAAGACTATCTAAAATAAAAAAGGGGGGGCACTATGGATGCTTCGTTTATTATTCACTCCGATGACGTAATCCAACACTTTGGAACCAAAGGAATGAAATGGGGAATTAGAAGATCTACCCAGAAAAAACTGAAGAAGGCTGCAATGATCGGTGGAGGAATAGCTCTTGCTGGTGCCGCTGCATATGCTGGGTATAAAGGATATAACAGCTATAAAAGAAACAAACTAATACGTGAACTATCTTCACATTATGCATCTTTATTCGATGGAAGTGGCGGTAGCCGTCCTCTTAATAAGACCGTTGGGTATAAAAAAGGATTTAACGTAAATTCTGAAAGCCTAAAGAATAATGTTTCCACTTTAAGAAAAGCTAAGAAAGTAAGTTCTTCATCTATTAACAACAGCTTTTCTAATCTAGGAAATACTAAAAGGGGAGCGTTTACAAACATCGCCGATAGACACCAAAAACTTAATGACTTATTAAGAGATCTAGACGCTAGCATGTCTAGCTCTAGAAACGCAGGCCGTCATATTAAGGATGTAACAAACACTTCATGGTAATAGGAGGTAATTAATGGCCGGATATGTTGATGAGAAAGTCGCCAAGGTAACTCTGGATAATAAGGGCTTTACCAAAAACGCGACTGACACAATCTCCGCTCTTGAGAAGATGAAGCAAGCCTTCGCTAAGATCAATGGCGGTAACGCATCAAAGAACATTGCCAAGGAGATGAACGCAATCCCTGACGCAATTTCAAAATCAACGTCAAAATCCCAAGGCCTATTATCTCGTCTTAAAGGAATGTTTACTCGTAGTACCGAAGGAATTAACATGACCGGTGCTGCTAAATCAATCGAGCAGATGAATACTGATGTTGCTAGCAGAACGTCTAAGACATCTAGTATTCTCTCCCGGTTGAAAGGTATATTTCAAAAGGCGGATAATCACCAGGGATTTCCCAATTCTGTCAAATCTATTGACAGCTTAAATACAAAAGCATCTGGTATCAATCTGAACCCACTTACTGGTGCATTTTCTAGAGCAGCAGATTCCGTTAAAGGATCTCTTAATGCAATGGATGTCGCTATGGGTATTGTCATGGGTAACATGCTACAGAAAGCTATCAACTTCGGTTCTAAATTCTTTGCTGGACCAGTTGATGGTTTAAACGAGTACAAAGAGAAACTCGGATCTGTACAAACAATCATGACGAATACTGAGTGGGAAATTCCGGATCAAAGTATGCGTATGCGTAAAACCTCTAAAGTGTTAGAGGACTTGAATGAGTATGCCGACAAAACCATTTACTCATTCAAAGATATGACCAAAAACATCGGTACATTTACTGCAGCCGGTGTGGGTCTAGAAGATTCAGCCACTGCGATTAAAGGTATTTCCAACTTGGCCGCAGCATCTGGGTCAAACACAGAACAAGCCTCTATGGCAATGTACCAATTGTCTCAAGCATTGGCTTCAGGTAAAGTAGGTCTTCAGGACTGGAACTCTGTAGTAAATGCCGGTATGGGTGGTAAGTTATTCCAAGACCGATTGACTCAAATGGCTGAGAAGATGGGTAATGCTCGGGATATGACTAAATCATTCCGTGAGTCTTTGAAAAGCGGTTGGTTAACATCCGAAGTATTGATTAATACTTTGAAAGAATTCTCAGTAGATGAGGCGATGTTAAATGCCGCAACTCAAATCAAATCCTTTGGACAACTGGTAGACACCGTACAAGAAGCAATTGGTTCTGGATGGGCCACTTCTTGGGAATACTTATTTGGTGGATTTGAAGAGGCTAAGGCACTTTGGACCGACGTCGGAAAAATTGTTAACAAATTCTTCGACGATTCTCAAGGAACTTATCATGACACGGTTCTTGACATGGAGCGTAGTCTAGGTAACTACCGAAATGCCATGTTGAAAACATGGAAAGACATGGGTGGACAAACAGCGTTCTTTGACTCAATCAAGAATGGTTTTGAATTTGTATTCAAGTCCATGACTAATTTCCGTGAGGGCTTCCGTGAGTCCATTGGTACGTACGAAGAGTCTGCTAAAAGATTATTGAGTGTTACCGAAGGTTTCAGAAACTTCACTGAGAACTTGAAGAAGAATGCTGCTATTCAAGAGACACTTATTTCTCTTGGTAGAATGTTTGGTGCTGTGTTCAACACTGTATGGACGATTGTTCATAAACTATCTTTAGGATTTAATTCAACAGTCGGATCTATGGACGGGGTTATTCTCGTATTCAAAAGAGCTGCCGACGGAATTACTAAATTCTTAAACACTATGCGCCAGAACCATAACATTATGCAAAGCTTTGTCAACATTGGTAAAGTGATTGGTAATATGTTGAGCATTCTAGGGACATTATTCAAAATCGCTGCAGATATCGTATCACGATTCTTCTCATTGTTTAATTTCGGAACTAACAGTGGTGGTGGATTGCTTAAATTCACTGACATGTTGGTTAAGATTACGGATGGTATTCGAAAATTCGTAGAAGGATTGCGATCTTCTATCCAGAAGTTTGGTGTGTTCAAAGGAATATTGACAGCATTTAGTGGATTATTCCAAGGTATGGTTCCTAAACTTGTCGATGGATTCAAATCTATCGCCAAAGCATTTCCTAAGACATTCTCCGATAACGGTATATTTGCCAAAATAGGAAATTCTATTAAGAACGGTCTTAAGGCTATTTCGCCAAGTATGCGATCATTTATTGATGGATTGGATACTGGTATGTCTAATATTTTATCTGGAGTTAAGAATAACTTTGGTAAAGTAAAAGATGTTGTGGGTAAAGCCTTTGGCAATATTGGAGAAGGACTAAAGAATTCTCTATCGTCTGTCAAATCTGGATTATCCAATATTGTTGGACAAATTGGTGGAACTATCAAATCAGTATTCTCTGGTATCGCTAACATGGCGAAACAGGGTTATGACTTATTGAAAGATATTTTCAAGTCATTCCATGGAGCAGATATTATTCAAGCCTTAATTGGATTATTTGCATTTGATAAGTGGCTTAAATTCAAATCTGGAGATAACTCTCTAGTTACTAAATTCTTAGACCGCTTTGAAGGAATGTTTGACAAATTCCTCGATAAAGGTAAAGAGTCTGTACCTCTCGTTAAGAAGGTATTAGATGATTTCAAAGGAGCTCTAAACGACTTTTCTAAAGGTATTAAAGTCGGTCTCCTTATTGGTATTTCTGTAGCCTGCTTGATGCTTGCCGTATCGTTAGACAAATTGTCTAAGATCGATATGAAAGATCTATCTAAAGCAATGATTGCTATGGGCGCAGCTATGGCCGGAATGATGAAGATAGTCAAGACACTTGGTGCGATTGACGGAATTCCTAAAGGTGCTGGGTTCACTCTAATCGGTATAGCTATTGCAATTCGTATTCTTGCTGGAGCTCTCAAGAAGCTCGAAGGTATGGATATGGATAGCATGGTAACTGCTGTCGCTGGTATTCGATTCGTCATGAACGGTCTAGTTAAGTCTATGAAACGACTTTCTGAGGTTGAGAAAACATCTAAAGCCGGTATTACCAAGATGATTGCCTTCGCATTTGCGATGCGTATTATTGTGGGCGCCCTTGCCAAACTAAAAGGCATGGGTGTAGCTGAGATCGGTGTCGCTATGGTCGGAGTTCGTGCTTTGATGCGAACAATGACTGATAGCATGAAAGAACTGGATAAAGTAAGCTACAATAAAGGCGGAGCCACAGCAATGATTGGCTTTGCTATTGCATTGCGAATAATTGTAAGCTCTGTTTCCGCAATCGCTAAACTAGATCCTGAGGGTGCCGTTATTGGTATGGTCGGAGCTGGAGCATTGATGGAAGAGCTTGCTAGATGTATGAAGAAAATGAATGGCGTTGTTGTTGGAGGACGAACAATGGCATCTATGATCGGTTTCGCGATCTCTCTTCGTATTTTAGTAATGTCTATTAAGGCTATTGCCAAACTCCAACCAGAATCAGCTCTTCAAGGATTATTAGGAACGGTGGCTTTAATGGAAGCCTTAGTTCAATGTATGAAACAACTCAACGGAACTGTTGTAGGTGGACGTACATTAGCCTCAATGATTGGTTTTGCTATATCTTTACGTATTTTAGTAATGTCTGTCAAAGCAATTGCTAAATTACAACCAGAAGCAGCAATACAAGGATTGCTAGGAACTGCTGCCTTAATGGAAGCTTTAGTTCTTTGTATGAAACAGCTTAATGGCACAGTTGTTGGTGGTAGAACTCTGGCGTCAATGATTGGTTTCGCTATATCTGTGCGAATCCTCGTATTGGCTGTTCAGAAATTAGCTAAGTTACCAATTGATACAATGATTCCTGCAGTAGCTTCCGTTGGCGGTCTGATGGAAGTTATGACCCATTCGATGAAACGTATGGGTAACGTCAAATTCGAAAACAAAATGATAATGTCTATGATAGCATTTGCTGGATCAGTTTATATTTTAGCATTATCTGTTGAGAAGTTGGCTAAATTCAAGTGGGATGAGTTATTACTAGCAATCGGTACAATAAGTATATTACTAAGCGAAATGCTTATTGTGATGAACGCTCTACAAGGCATAAAAACAGATTCCAAATCTATTTTCAGTATGATTGCATTTGCTGGTTCAGTATTTATCTTAGGTAAGACTGTGGAAGGATTATCTACTTTAAGTCTGGACGGTGTGTTATTAGCACTCGGCACAATCACAACCATTATGGCTGAATTGATAGGTGTAGCTCACTTATTGAAATCCATTAAAATTAATTACAAGTCGATGTTCGCTCTGATGGCGTTTACCTTAGCAATATACTCTATTGGTAAAACCATTCAGAAACTGTCCACGATTCCATGGAAGAATTTGGCTGCAGCCTGTGCTGGAGTTGGTGCAGTTATTGTGGCCTTAGGATTTGCCGCTAAACAAGTTAGTGGAATGTCTGGTAGTATCCAACAAACTTTGGCCACTGCCGCTATATTTGAACAATTCTCAAGATTGCTCGGATCCATTGGTAATGCTTTGGAGAAGGTAGCTAAAGTGCCATGGCAAAGTCTAACGGTCGCTACTGTGGCTATTGGTGTTGTATTAGCGGGATTCGTTTATATTTCCAAAGTAATGACTAAAGTCGATGCTAGTGCTGGAGATATTGCTGCGATCATCGCATTATCAAATGCCGTTAACACAATAGGTAATGCCTTATCCAAAGTTGCTAACTATCCATGGCAAAGTATCCTAGCTGCTACAGTGGCTATGGGTGCTGCGATGGGTGGATTGGTAATTATGTCTAAGAGTCTAGAAAAAGTAAGCGTCGGTGATGCCGGTAAATTACTTATTCTATCTGTTGCTCTGATGGCATTAGCAGTTCCAATTGCATTATTAGCATCTCTTAACTTGATTGCTGTGGGTATCAGTTTGGGTGCATTGGCGGGTCACTTGATTCTCTTGATCGGTGCCGCTAAATTAGCTCAAGGTACCGCTAGAGGTATGGCTATATTGTCTAAGACGTTACTGTCATTCGGTGCGTCCTCAATTATGGCCGCATCATCAATCGCTATTGCTGGTATCGGATTCTTGGCATTCAGTATGGCAATTAAGAATTTGGCAGAAACCGCTCCTGCGGCATTTGCAAACATTGTCCAAGGGCTACTTGTATTTGTCGAATCACTTGTCCAAGCCGGTCCTAGGTTGATGAAAGCCGGTATTGAGTTGATCGTTCAATTTGTAGAAGGTTTGGCTCAAGGTATTCCTCGAATAATCGCTGCCACAGTACAAATGATTATCGCATTGTTAGATGGTCTAGCACAAAATGCTCATAAATTAGTCGATTCCGGAGTTCAAGTTATAGTTGAATTCTCAAAAGGTATCATTGATAATATGGGTATTTTAGTACAGACTGCTGTGGAAATGGCTACTAAATTCGTTGAAGAATTTGGTAAAGCTTTGATTGGTGTTAAAGATCGTCTTATCCCTGCATTGACACAATTACTTAGTGTTATTTCAGAGATAATCTTGAAAGTTCTTCAAGAGCTTGTTGGTCCTATTATTGAGGGAATTCTTCATATAATGGAACCGATTATCGAAGTAATTCTACAAGTTATTGAGCGTATTGCACAAGCATTAGCACCTATTTTAGTACCTTTAATTGACGCTATCAAGACGTTAATTCAAGAAGTATCAAATGTTGTACAAGCAATTGCTGATACTGTTATTGCTATTGTGGAAAATCTTGGATCTATTATTAGATCCATTGCCGATGTTATTATTGCTGTGGTCGATACGATCAGAGCTGCAATTGAAGGATTTGTAACTATTGTTCAAACTCTTGGACAAACTATTCAAGTTATATTCTTGAGTATTGCATCTATCGTTAACTCGGTAATGCAAGGTATTGTCGGAGCAATTAATGGATTTGCTAATGTTATTCGATCAGTTGGTGAAGCACTCAAGAACGTATTCGTCGGTATTGGACAAGGTATTCAAGCTGCGCTGCAAGGGGTGGCTTCTGTAGTTCAATCGATTGGTGGAGCAATTAAAGCAGCATTCGAAGGAATTGGAGCTGCTGCTCAAGGTATCGGACAAGGTATTCAATCTGCACTTCAAGGTGTAGCATCGGTAGTTCAATCTATCGGTGGAGCTATTAAATCTGCTCTTGAGGGAGTAGGTAAAGCATTCGAAGGTGCTGGTAAATTTGCTGAAGGATTCGGTAAAGGTATCGAGCACGTAATGAATGGTGTTGCCAAAATCGTAGATTCTGTTGGTAATGCTATTAAAGGAATTATCGAAGCTGTCGGTAAAGCATTCAAAGACGTAGGTAAAGGTATCGAGTTGATGGGTAAAGGTATGAAACCTATTGCCGATCATGGATTCCAAGCTGCGGCTGCGATTACCGCTGTATCTGGTGCGGTCGCCCTCTTGGGTGGTGCATCATATACTGGTAACTTGAACGGATTCCGTGAGGACTTAGACAAACTTGATACTGTCATGTACAAGATGAGTACTCGTAAGGGATCTGGTGGAGCAATTAAAGATATTGCTTCGGCTCTTAAGACTGCCTCAAGTGCTGCGCCAAGTGCTGCCTCTGCATTAGAGAAATTTGCATCTTCATCTGAGAAGATTAAATCCTCCGCTAGCGGTATGGCAAGCAATATTAAGGGCGTAGCTAGTGCATTATCCGGTATTAGTCAAGCATCAATGGGTGCTTCTCCTGGTATCGTATTATTGGCTGCAGGTCTCGAGAAAGTTGCCAACACATTAACTCAGTTTATTGCTCGTATTACAGCATTGGCCGCTTCAATGTCTTCATTAGGAATGATATTTACGACAACTGGATCTGCTGTTGCAAATCTAAGTACTGCGTTTACATCTATTTCTACTGGTACAACCGCGTTCGGCAATGCTATGAACCAAGCGAAAACTGCTCTTGCACAATTTAGTGCTAGTGCCGCTGGATCTACAACATCATTTGCGGTGTTAGGTACTGCAATGACTATGGCTATGACTTTGGTTGTTAATGCTGTTAATAACGGTATGAACCAAGCTCGTGCCGCATTGCAACAAGGCTTTGCTATGATGGGAATGTCTGCTGCAACTAGTATGACATCTGTGGTTATGGCTGTAAATATGGGTATGATTAGTGTTGTTAATGCTATTCGTACAAATATAGCATCAGTATCAACTGTTATTTCTACAGGTATGGCTCAAGCCGCTGCTGGTATGGCTAGAGGATTTGCTATGATGGGCGTTAGCGCATCCACATCTATGGCATTGGTTCGTACAACGGTTACTATGGGTATGCTTGGTATTGTTCAGTCTATCCAAAACTCCATGAACCAAGCAGCTCAAGCAATGACATCATCTATGGCTAGAATTGCTCAAGCAATGTCTTTATCAATGTCACAAATTAATGCTCAAATGAACATGTCTCTAAACATGATGAGAGTATCTATGCAAATGGCATTTATGACCATGCAGATGACAATCATGACTGCCATGATGCAAATGGCAAACCAAATCCGTAGCTCAAGCGCTATGATGCAAGCTACCATGTTCCAACTTGGAAATCAAATGGTATCTGCTATGCGTATGGCTATGGCGTTGCTTAATGTCACAATCTTGACTGGTATGATGCAAGCCGCAAATGGAGTTAGATCTGCTGCTGGTATAGCTCATGCTGGTGGTGTATATGTCGGTTCGATGATTTCTCAAGGGGTTGCTGCCGGTATTAGAGCTCACTTAGGTTCTGTTATCGCTGCAACTAATGAGATTGTCGCACAAGCGGAACGTGCTGCTCGAGCTAAGGCCAAGATCAAATCACCATCACGGTTATTTGCTGCCAACGTCGGTAAGTATATCCCTCAAGGGGTGGCTATGGGTATTGCGAAAGAAATGCCTAGAACCGTTAAGCAAATGGGCAAAACCTTTGCTAATGGCTTCTCCGATGTCACATCTCTTGCTGTCGATCACGCAAATGGTATGGCTTCTGCTGTAGCTGATGCTGTGAACACTGTTGGAACGCTACTCGATGACTCTCTTGCAGACATGGATTACCGTCCAACAATCACTCCTGTAGTCGATACAACCAATCTAGACAAACTTCAAAATGGCAACATTTTAAGTGGACTAAATGTCGACCCAACTAATGTTCCTCGCCCAGCTTATCCTGGAGCGCCTGGATCATTACATTCTAACAACACTAATGTCTACGATAACTCTAATAAAGAATACTCTATTACTGTTAAAGTGGATAATGGTGGTAAACCTGTTGATGGTAAACAACTCGCTAGAGAAATCCAACAACATATTAAAGACTTTGACGACCAAGCTCGTCGAGGGAAAGGTGAAGAAGTATTATGGTGATGCCTTTAAAACCTGGATATTTCATGATCAACGGATACAAGTCTGAAGATTATCATGTATTTATCCAAGATCGCCCAGATATAGAAACACCTAAACGACGTGTGACTTTCGAGTCACCAAATGGCTACGAAGGAGAGTTGGCTTTTGACGATGAAGGTTATGAGCCAACCGAATTCGAGCTAAGCTGTTTCTATGACGGACGAAGTCATAATGACTCAGATCGAGATATTTCACTAGCCCGTAATAGAATCAATTTTCTATTTAACAATGGGGTTGGTAACTGGATTGACTTCATTCCATATTTTGATCAAAGTCATATTTACAAAGTTATCATGACCGAAATCACTTATGAAAACAAATACTTCTATCAAGGATGTATTTCATTCAAAGTGAAACTAAAATGTCAACCGTTTAAATATAATGTGGACAATCAACCTCGAGTTGTTACTTCGGGTGAAGTGATTGATAATCCAAATCTATATTTCTCCAGACCAACAATACAGTTCTCTGGTGTTACGGGTAACTTGAAAATTTCTATTGGATCCACTGCTATGACAATTAAGGACATGCAAAATGAGACAATCATCATTGATAGTACTCGATACATTGTATATTCTAAGTCAGGATCCACGATCACAAACAAAAACAACAATACTGTGGGGAAAGAGTTCTTTAAACTTGAGCCAGGAAATGATCTCCGGACTAACCGGGTATATTTCACAGCCACTAAGGGCACTGCTCCAGCTACAATAACTCTAACTCCTAATTGGAGGGTATTAGTTTGAGACCAATTTTATATGAACAGAACGAACGGGTCTTCGATACTAATGGTATGGGTATCTTGCACGATACTATATCTGCTGAAGTCACTGAAGTTCGTAATGCAGAATTTGAGCTTGAACTAAAATATCCTGTCGGTGGAGAGTGGGCCAGCGCGCTCACTCAAAACCGTTATATTTTGGTTAAGCCAAATGACTATGATGAACCTCACGCATTTCGTATTTACGAAGTTGAGAAAGAGGTTGATTCAAATCAAATCACTGTAAAGGCCGTTACTAAGACCGATGAATTGTCTGGTAATATTATCAAGCCTTTATCTATTAAATCTGCTACACCGTCTGCTGCTTGGGAACAACTCAAACGTGTTGCAGTCGATCCAATTGAATACAATTTCATCTCCGATATTCAAACAGCAAAAGACACAAACATGGTTATCCGTAATGTGTTGAATGCTATTGCCGGAGAAGAAGGATCATTTATTGACACTTGGGGTGGAGAAATTAAACGTACTAACAATACGATTTTCTTATATTCCAAACGTGGGAAAGATCATGTTACAACGATCAGACCTCGTAAGAACCTCAAGAATGTGAAAGTCAAATCATCTATGGCTGGTAAATTCACTCGTATTTTACCGTATGTAACATTCACTCCTGAAGGTGAGAATGAACCAGAACAAGTAATCTACGGGGATATTATCAAGTCGCCACACTATGACGATTATTTCGTCAAACGTATTGTGCCTCTTGATTTGAGCTCGGAGTTCAACGACTCTTCTACCCATAAAGAGGGTGAAGAAGCCAAAAAGAAAGCTCCTACACCAGCTCAAGTTACAGCTAAAGCACAATCATATTTCACATCTAAGAACAAAGATGCTGATAAACCAGATTTGAGTGTTGAAGTTGAGATGATTCCACTCCAAGACTCTACCGAATGGGATCGTCGAATCATTCAAGCTTTGGAGAAGATCCAACTTTGTGATACTGTTGATGTCTATGTGCCTAAGATTGACTGCGACGTTACTGTCAAAGTCCGTAAGATTGTGTATGACGCTCTTCGTGAGCGAATCATCAAAATCGAGGCAAGTTCAAGTGGTTCTGGTCGAGCTAGCTTGGCCGATCAACAGAAAGCCCAATGGCAAGACTTGACAAACAAGATTGTCAACAATGCTATCTATGGGGAGAAGGACGGATTAATCCATACAATCCTAACCAGCGCCAATAATAAAAACAAAAACTTCTATGGTCCTGAGGAACCTCCTCGTGAGAAAGTATCCAAAGACGATTTGTGGTTTAAACCTGTTGGTGGTGAGGGTGAAGTTGAGATGTGGCGTTTCGACGGAGAACAATGGGTTCTTGTCATTGACGCTAATTTCGGACAGAAGGTTACTGACAAAGTTAATGACGCTATTAACTCAGCTAAACAGGATATTAATGCCAATGTGCAAGCTACTGTTAATGCTGCTCTTGCTGATGCTGAGAAGCGATGGAGACCAGATCTTACCCCGATTCAGAATGAGCTTGATGAGAAACTTAAGAAAATCGACGATGATATTAATGTCAAGGTCGGAGATATTAAGGATCAGCTAGCTTCTCAACTAGAACGAATCAAACCAGGGAATCCCAACTTACTTGACGGTACATTAGAGATGAATGCTGGTGGCGGTCTACTTTGGAATGTCGTTCAAGGCGGCGGAGGAATGCAGAATGGTCAACTACTTGGTGCTCGAAATTTATTAATTGATGAAATTTCGACATCTCCGAACTCAAATATTTTCTGGATGCCATTTGAGTCCAAGAATTACAGTATACCATATACTTGGTCATTCTTTGTTAAGAATACTACAGGTATGAACTCTAAAATCAAGCTAGAACCATTTGACCCGGCTACTGACAAAGTGACTGTGGATGGTGTGGACTTGGTTCCAACTAATGGTGAAGCTATATTTGAGTTGTCTGGTGGTACTGAGAAGTACATTACCGTCTCATATCCAAGAATTAATGGACGAACTCAGTTGACGATTAAGGAAACTGCATATATCGACGGCGCCAACATATACACATACAAGTGGAAAGTTGAAGAAGGCAACAAAGCTACTGGCTGGGTACCTAGTGCCGCTGATGGTGAGCAGAAGTGGAAGAACTACAAATCCACTGTTGATGGTGATTTGGCGTCTATGAAGAGACGGATTACCGACACTGAGGGCCGAGTTACTACCAACTCCACTGAGATCCATCATCTTAATACTGGATTGGCCGCTAAAGCCGATCAAGAGACAGTAAACCATCTAGACGGTGAGATAGAAAGTGCTAAAGCAGAACTAAATCTAGTTCCAAACAAGATTTCCACTGCCATAAGCCAATACAAATCGACGGTTGATGGCGAGATCTCGAAGATGTCAACCTCTATTGACCAGAAGGCGAACGAAATCAAAATCGCTGCACAAAACCTGGAGAAGAAGGTTGATGGCAATGCGACGAGCACTGCCGCGGAACTGAAGGTCATCAAAGACTCAATTTCCGCTAAGGTATCTCGTACTGATTTGGATACAGTTAGCGGGAAAGTAACTGCCGTTGAGACAAGCTTGAACGCTAGGATCGACGGTATTCAAACGTCAGTCAATAGCGTTACTCGAGATGTGGATGGTAGGATCTCATCTGCTGTATCGTCGGCTATCGAACAAGCCAAAGACAATATCATGATCTCAGTCGCTTCTGTTAGGGAGTCTATAAACGACGTTAAGTATAATGCCCTACCCTCGGCTACAAGTGAAGCAAAGTCCTATACCGATACCAAATTCAATTTGGTTGACGGCAAGATCCAAACCCAAATCAACACCAGATTAACTGATTACGCTAGGACTTCAGATCTAGCTACTCGTGTTACACAGGAGGCTGGTCGAATTAAGACTGAGTTATCTTCTGTTATTGACCAAAAGATTCCTAAGAAATATGGTAGTCGAAACTTACTCGCTAAGACTAAGACCGAAATCAATTTCAATGGACCGATTAAAAACGCACAAGGTAATAATGCCTGGGATGTTATTAATGGATATTGGTTTATTGACAAGAAGACACTGAAGGCTCTTGGGTACAAGGTTGGTGACCGTCTGAATGTCCAATACAAAGTTCGTACAACCACTCCCGGTATCACAAGTATGCGAGTCTCGTGTGAAGTTTATAACCCGACAAGTTATATTCAATGGATTGTAGGTCATGAAACTAGATTTGGTCTACCATCTGAGTATAAAAAAGACAACTGGGATATTTCCACGTCAAACGAATACAAAACGAAAGTCGGATGGTTTGATATTACCGAGAAGACTCTTAATGAGGGCGCACAAATCCGATTCCGTATTGACATAGGTGGTAAACCAGCAGGAACTAACGTTGCTGTCGACATCAAAGATGCAATGATGTGGGATGGGGATTTGTGGACAGACTATGCTCCGGCATATGAGGACATTGACTTAGAATCTAGTGAGAAATTCCAAGAGGTTCTACAGACCGTTGATATTTA